TCTTGTCCACAGCGGCTCCCTCCACCCCAGCAAACTCAATGCATGCACATCCACTTCGCCCGAGCTAACGTGACCCGCGAACAGTTCCAGTTGTCTTGGCGGCTTTTTCGCCATCTTCGCCACCTGCCAGTGTGCCGGAGTCCGGAGCCTCTTGGTCGCCGTTTTCCGGTGCTTCGGATTCCCCGGCGGCGCGGTCCTTGCCGCTCAGCGGCCGCGATGCGATGGCAAATGCCGGGGCGTAGCGCTCAAGCCATTGCACGATGTACCCGTGGCTAAGCTCGGAGATGCCTTTTCCGTCCATGGCGCGCTGTAGCGTCCTCCATTTGAACGGAGAAGCCAATGCCATGTTCATCTGCGGCATCGAGTAGCGATGCTCGCGGCGGAAATTCTGCAGCCAGGCGATCTGCTCTGGATTCAGGTTCTTCGTGCGTGGTCCCGGTGCCATGTACGTAGAATACAGTGATTACATAGATTGTCAAGAGAAATTTTTGCGTGCTACAACTTTTTTTCCGTCGAACTATGCAAAACCACTTGCGAACAGGGGCTGTAGCGCACTGTAGCGCGTTTTTGTAGCCGTAGCACAGTGTAAGGTGTTGTAAGGCAACGACATGTGATTTTACGAGTAGCGCGGAAACTCTATCAAATCTCCGCTATCTCTAAAAGAAAGAAAGAGTTATCTATTTTTGTGTAGTAGGGGTACTGATAGGCCACACCACTATCTTAGTGTGTCGCACTCAACATATATTTCTGGGAGTGCAACCCTGCTACAAATTCCCAATATCGGACAGTTATGTATTGTAAGTAAAGGACTTGCGAACAGTAGCAGGGTTTTTGACCGTGCTACAACGTTTTTGCTAGATGTTTGCTAATCGATTGAAAACTAAGGTGTGTACGGTGGTGTAGCAGGGTTTGTTGCGCTACTTTCGTGCTACCGTACCCCTGCTACTTTTTGAAAAACCGGCGAACTACTTCTTCGACGCACTGCGGGACGATGGCGTCGCCGAGCGCAGCAAGACGGTCCACTCGGCGGGGTATCCCATGAGCCACTCGACCCACGTTGGGTTCAACTGGCCACCGACTTGATCTGCAAGACTCGGTGTGTTGTCGCCCATCTCTCGCGTCGCTCTCTTCTCGGAAGTTTTGCCTTTGTAATCGCGACTCTGTGGAGTTCTCCAATTCACCGCATCCGCCAGATCGTGCGGATAGTGATGACCGTCCGCGAAAAGATTGTTGCTCCCACGTCCGCCCATCGCATCGTGCGCCGTTGGCGTCGGCCACAATTTCACCGCTGAGTGTAGGCTGTCCCATGTCGCACCGTTCTTGTTCCGATGAGATCCCGCGCACTGGCTGTCCTCGCTTCTCGGCGTCGGCCAGAGTTTCGCCGCGCCCGTCAAAGTCAGCGTCGGCTTGTCGTGATTCCCTTTCGAATACTGGTAACTGCCCGATTCGTTGCTGCGGATCGTCGGCCAAAGCGCAGCACCGAGAAGAGTCGGATTGCCGCGCATGTGCGTCAAACTCCCCCGCGTTCCGTCCGCTGCTTCCGGAGTCGGCCACTTCGCCATCGTGTTCAAGGATGGACGTACGGATGCTCCATCGCTGGGCGATTGATTCGAGCCGTATTCGACTGCCGATGGGGTAGGCCACAATCCAGATTCGTCGTCGCAGGTGAGGGGCGCCAACGTCTGCGGCTGAAATGCAATCCCCTTGCGCGTCATAACCGATCGCGGCCAGGTCTCCGAGTACTTCGCCCATCCCTCGACAAAGCAGCGCTGCCACGTTCTCCACGAAGACGAGCCGCGGTCGTACCACGCGAATGCAACGCACCATCTCCCGCCAGAGTCCCGAACGGGATCCGGTAATTCCGGCGCGTTTTCCGGCGTTGCTGATGTCCTGGCAGGGGAATCCTCCGGTGACGATGCGCACGTCTTCGGGGAAGCCGGAGCGGCGCAAGCCCAGCGGGAAGCCGCCGATCCCCGCGAAGAGGTGAATCTGCGTGTAGCCGGCGAAGTCTTTGTCCGGAATGGTTTCGATGTCGCGCTCATCTACGATTCCCTCCGGCAGCAGCCCTTCGCCCATACGTTCGCGCAGCACCGCCGCGCGGTAGGCGTTGTGTTCGTTGTAGTAGTGTCTACTCATCCTCGTCGCGTACTTCGGAGCTTTGGTTGTTTTTGAATTCTCGCTGCCAGCGGTACAGCGTGGTGCGGTGTAGTTCTTTGCCGGTGGGGGACAAATGCCTTAACACTTCCGTTGCTGGAGCTCCATTGGCGAACATCTCGAACGCCACTTTCTTTTGCGCCGCGGTTGCCGGACGGGTCAGCCATTGCGCTCCGTGATCTTCCGTCACCACCAGTTGCGCTTCGAAGGGTACCGTCCATCCAGCTTCGCCAAACTCGCGATTCTTCTCGACGTTCACGATCACGCGCAACCCCTGCGAACGGCGATAGTCCCCCGGATGTTCCAGCTTCAAATACGAATCCAGGATGTGTACCTGCGCGGAATCGCCCAGGAAGTCTCCTCCCTTGCCGGCATGCTGCAAGAAAAACACCGTGATCCCACGGGAGTTGAGATCGATGAACCAATCTTTTAACGTGGCAACTTGCTTCGATTCTTCCTCGCGCGAGGCGGACCATAGCGTCGAAATGTTATCCAGGACCAGGAAAAAGTATCCTTCGCCGAACAGTAAATCCTCGACAAACTTACGATCGCTGGGGGTGGATACACTGGGCCGCCAGGACTGCGCCGCGCGAGTCGCCCGCGCGATCCGCTGATAGTCTTTCGAAACTACGGCCAGATCATCAAACGTTTCATTCGTACGGTGAGCTTTGGCAATCATTTTTAATCGCTGGCGGATTTTCTCGCCGTGCATTTCACCGTACATGTAGAGCGTGCGGACTGGACCGAACATCGGCCAATGCCCTCCCGCGCCTTGATGTCCGTTGAAAATGATCTTCGATCCTTGCGCCATGCAGAATGCCATCTCCGTGGCGATCCAGCTTTTTCCCCAGCCAGACCACGAGTACAGCATGAACGTTCCTGCGCGAGTGACCAGAGGATCGATTAGAGGATCGGCTTTTGGCAGGTCCAGTGTGAGCAGTTCTTTGTAGCTTACGCACACGATGGGATTATCGTTGGTGCTGGGCGTGACGAGTTCTTTGATGCGCAGCTCGGCGGTCGATAGCAGCGCTTCGGGCGACTCTTCGCCTTCGAAGGCCCGCATCTGGATGTTGTGGCATTGATGAATCAGCGCGCGGCGCACGGCGAGATCTTTAACGATTTTCGCGTAGTGCTTGACGTTGGAAACCTTGGGCATGCCATCGGCGAGAGATGCGAGATACGGCGCACCGCCGGCAGCTTCCAGATTGCCGGAAGTGTGCAGCGATTCCGTGAGCGTGACGAGATCGATAGCGGTGGCCAGCGCGCGCCCGGAACCTGTCTCGATCCGCGCCAGCTCCAACATCTGAATGAAGATGCGTTTGTTCTGGTCGAGAAAGAAATCGTCGGGGTGCAGGTAGCCTGTCAGTTCCGCGATGGCGCGGTTGTCCAGCAGGATCGCGCCGAGCACGCTGCGTTCGGCGTCCAGGTTGTTGGGTAACGGCTTGTCGGTATCGAGCGGAGTCTTCCGTTGACGAGAAAATGGGACAGTGGACATGGTTGGCTGCTGTCGCCTCGGCGGAAAAGAAAAGGGCTCGCTTCAGCAGCCAGCAAAAACGAGCCCTGGACTTTTTCAGCGGGGTCGATGCGAACGTGAAGATACGCCCTACCACGGATGGCGGTCAAGCGAAAAAGACACAAGCTGTAGCGTGAAGGTTATTTCAACCGCGCGGCGGGAATGGATTGTTCGCCTGCATCATTTGCTGGACGAGCGAGTCCGGTACGTACGGCAACTTCTTGGCGACAGCATGGAACGACGCAAGTATCGCCTGCACGTCTTCAAATGTCTCGGCAGTGATGCGAACATTTTCCACCATCTGCTGCCCGTCAGAATCTCACTGGACTGTTCCTTTCTTTTTTCAGTTCGATGCGGCGGCGAGCGGAGCGCCCTCCGGATGGAGATAATAAATCGCGCCGGCTAGGCATTCATCGAAATTGGGAGACGCCAGTGCCTGACTGAGAATGGGATCGCCGGCGAAGTACGTGCGGATTTGCGCTTCGGTACACGCCTTCATGGTGACGGCAAACGTTTCGTTTACCCCGGTGATGAACGCCATCAGCACATCGCCGCTGAATCCCTGGTGAACCATCTGCACGATGCGCTGTTTCACCGTGGTTTCGTCGAAGCCTTGCGGGGAAGCGGCAGCCGGCGCAGCAGCGGCCGCTGTCGGGCGATTCATGTCCACCACTGGAAAATCGGAATTGTTCGCCGGCTGCTGATGTTGCTGCGCTGGCTGCGCCGTGGGAGCGGCCGCGGGATGTGTGGCGACGTCGCGCGTAGTGACGTTCACCGGAGCAGGTTGCGCGCCGCGCTGAATCGCGATGGCGTTGTATTGCAGCACGGATTGTTTGGTGCGCTCTTCGGCGATCAAGCGGTAACGGTCCATGAATCCAGCACCCGCCTCGAGTATGCGCGGCGCCGCGTTGATCAACGACTCTCCGATCGCCGCCAGCGGATCGACTTTGGAAACACCTGTCCCGCCTCCGAGCTTTATTCCGAATAACGGCAGAAGTTCGAGTAGTTCCTTGATTCCCGAGACGGAGGCTTTTTCTGGCGGCTGCAATCCGCGGTTGAGAAGCGCCGTCATGATCGCGCCCATTTGCTGCATCATCATCTGCATGATCTGTTGCTGGGCCGCCTGGCCGGGTTGATTCTCCATTCGACTATAGGCCGCAGTGATAGCGGCTTCCGCTTGTTTTTGTACCAGAGAGAGAGACGCCACGTAAGCGGGATCGTTGGCTTTTTCCTTCCGTTCACTTTCAAGCTGCGCCCGTAAAAACTGGAGCGTGGCGTTCAGTTGCGCAGTGGTCTCCGTGGCGTTGCCTCCTCCAACTGGCATGCTTCCGCCCATGGTGAGCATCGCCGGATCGGCCACACCAACAGCTTTCGGCGGCGCCGCGATACTGAACACATCGCTGCAAACCCAGGTGCGGCCTTTGTGAAGCGAAATCCGGTATTCGTAACCTCCAAACGATTCTTTGATCTCTTCCATGTCCACCGGTTTGGAGAACTTCGCGATCGCGCCTTTGAGCCCTTGCATGGCTGGCTGCAACCGGTACAGGTAGATCACGTAATCTTTTCCTTCGGCAGTGTCTAGAACCTGTTGCTGTTCCCAGAAATCCTTTTTGGGTTCGGTGTGTTGTTCGATGGTCGGACCAGCGGCTGGAGCAGCTCCACCGCCCATTTCGATAGTAATCCCGCCAGTCGGGCTCTTAATTGTTGTAGAGCGTGTCGCTTTAGGCACGGAAACTCCTCTCAAGTGGTAGTGCAAACACGGGCATCGTGGCTAATTTACTCCTGTTTGTGGCTTTAGTACAACAGTTTATACGGCGGTTTGTCATAAACTGTTGTTTGACACTTTTTGTCCATTGTAAGTACTGTGTTCCCGTTGCGATACCGGGCCGGAGTGCGGGACGCCAACACGTCCCCGTGAACCAGCACCCCGCGCCGGCCCAACTTTTTCGGTTTTTAGTTGCAGAAAAGGGACACTGACAAAAAATGTCAACTCGCCCGCTACCGATCACCGCCTACCGACAACCCATTCCCGCGCAACTCTTCCTGATCGATGACGGCGATGCCGGCACCGCGCAAACCGTCGCGGCGATGTACCAGCAAATTTACGAAGGTTCGAAGAACGGCGAGATCAACGCGCAAGCCATCGACATCATCCACGGCGCGCGCGTTCGCGATTTTGATTTTGGCGGGCAGCGGCGCGCCATCTTCAACTGGTTTCCGCGAAACATTATTTTCGTGCGCGATCCCGTAGCGGTAGAGACCGTGCGTACCCCGGTCGAAACCCTGCATCGCCGGGCTGGTGACTGCGATTGCCAGACCGTTTTAATGGGAGCTCTTCTCTCCACGATCGGGAATCACGTCCGCATCACCACGGTACGTTCTCAGCCGGGCAATCCGGATTTCTCGCACGTCTTCCTGGAAGTGCTCGACGGCGACAAATGGGTTCCCGTGGACTCCGCGCGGCCCGGCGCACGTTATGCGCGCGGCCCGGAGTACTATAAAGAACGTTTCCCCTGGCCGAATCCGTTCGATCCCGATGCCGCTCTCGGCAGGCTACGCGGATTGAACGGTTACGAAATTCCGCAAAACGCAGCGGCACTCAACAACACCTACCGCCCGATGGTGGTTCGGCGCCTAGCGGGACTTCGCGGACTGAATCGCCTGGCAGGCGCGCGCCTCGGCCGTCTGCGCGGACTTCGCGGACTCGGCCGCGGACGCATGGGCGACGATTCCGGCGATGGCGGATTCGATTTCAGCGGAGTGGCGCAAATTATCTCCGCAGGCGGCGCTGCGGCGGCGAACACGATCCGCGCGGTGAACACGCCAAGTTTTTCTAGTGGCCTGGTCTACAACCCAGCGACCGGTTCGTATACTTCTGCGCTCTCGCCCTACGGCAGCCCGTACGGATCGGTGGCGCCATCCGGCTATGTGAACATTTTCGGCACGTTGGTTCCGACGAACACGCTGCTCGCCGGAGCTGCGGCGTTTGCTCTCTTGATGATTTGGGAAAAACGGTAGGAGCACGATGCCCTATTTCAACATGTCGACGGCCAACCCCACGGGAGTACGTCCTTGGGGTTTCGCCATGCAAGCGCAAAAGAATCAGCTTGGACGACTGCGCGGATTGAGCCGATTGAAATTTTATTTGCCGTCTGACTATCCGTTGCCGCAAAGCACGCTCGGGAATTTCTTTCCGAGGATTGCGAACATCCGGCAGTCGCCCTATACCGGGAAAAACACTTTCGGCGATCCGCAGCCGATCTATAAGCCGCTGAATCCTTTCTACTATCGCCCGGGATTGGGATTCGTACCTCCAACAGGAGCTCGTTCCGTTCAGCCGTTCAACAGCGCCGGACCGGTTTGGGGACCGCTAGTTAACGTGGGAGGAGATCCTATTCTTCCCGGGCCCGCACAAGACGGAAATCCTTTGAACCTTCCTCCGGTCCCGGTGACGGGATCCGGAGTGCCGATCAGTCAGATCGTCTGGGCCAATGGTGGTCAACCCATCACTTACAACCCGGGGCAGCCAGTCAACTGGAATGTTTACTATCAACAGCAAATCGCCGCGCAACAAGCAGCCGCTGCGGCTGCACAGCAAGCCGCGGCCAATGCCGCCGCCGCGTCCGCAGCGGCCATTCCGGCTTCCCAAGTGGCTGCGTCACCTTCTTCGCAGGCCGCCGCAGTGACCGCTCCGGCCGCCACCGCGCCGAGCTGGTTTACGGATCCCACGCAAGATGTGATCACCGGACTGCCGAATTGGGGATTGGTGGCCATCGCTGCAGGTGGCGCTCTGCTCTTGAGCGGAAAGGGGAGACGCTGATGCGTGTCGCTGCTTTCGATCCCCGAGTTCGCACGTTGAGCGCTTTCGATTCGCGCGTGCGTACGTTGAACGGTCTCGCCGCTGCAAGATTCCAGGCGCGACAGCGTTATCTGCACGGACTGGCATGCGCCTGCCGGCAACAGCAACTTGGCCGTCTGCGCGGTTTGCGCGGACTCGGTCGCTTCGGCCGCATGGGCGACGATACCGTCGATCAGGGAGTATTGGATCTCGCCACGCTTCCTCAGCCGAATCCTTTCGGGCCGACATTGGAGCAGCTCGGAACCACTCCTGCTGCTGTTGCTGCTGCCGCCGCTCAGGAAGCCGCTGCCGGCGCGCCGCAATCGATTCCCGCGAATACACCATTAACCGCGCAGGAAATAGCCAATCTTGCCAGCACTTCCGGACAGTACAACACGCCCGGCGATCCCAACGTTTACAACTCTTCCGGGCAAATCATCACCACGCTGAATTCTTCGCAGATGGCGCAAGTGGCGGCGTTGGTGGCGCAGGGAGCATCCCAGGCCGCTGCTCGCGCGCAAGTACTTGCGTTGCAGCCTTCGTTCCTCGGAAGCATCCCGAGCTGGGTTTGGTATGCCGGCATCGGGTTGGTGGGATTGAGTTTGCTATCGAGCGGTTCGAAAAGGCGATAAACGATGTCGCACTATTTCAAGATGTCGACAGCGAATCCCACCGGGGTGCGTCCTTGGGAATTTGCCACGCAAAGCGGCGGACTGGGACATCCCCGAATGCGGCCGATGCGCCGGCTGCGCGGATTGGGCCGCGTTGGCGCGTTGAACTTCAGCCGGCTTGGGCGTCTCCGCGGAATGGGCGTGACGATTCCGGGAGCGCAAGCGCTGCAGGCGACCGCGGACAGTTACGCTTCCCAGCTTTCGCAAATGCAGCAGGCGCTCACCGCCAGCCTGCAGCAAGCGTCCTCCGCTCAAATGTCCGGCGTGGATATGTCCGCGGAGCTCGGCATCATCAATTCGCAGCAAGCCGACCTGAACGGCACGATCGAAAGTTTCAACACGGCGTATCGTGCGACGTACGGAACGGTCGCACCAGGTCTCGGAGCTCCGTGGGTTCTCATCGGTATTTTGACTGGCGCCGCTTTGCTGGTGTTGGCCGAATGGATTGCCGCCTGGTGGAGCACGCAGAACCAGGTGAACGCCGCGATACAGACCAAAGCGAATACCGCCGCCGCCGCGCAGGTGAGCGCTTCGAACATCACGCAGCAAGCCGCCGCCGCTTGCGCTTCTGGAGATCCATCGTGCGCGGAACTCACCACTCTGGCGCAGCAGGCCAACGGAAACGTACAAGCCGGTTTGAATCCCGGTTTGCCAGGGTTGCCCACCGACTGGACCACATGGATTCAGAACAACGCGGTGACCATCGGACTGGTTTTTGCGGGCATCATCATCGTTCCGAAACTTTTGAAAAAGATTTGAAGGAGTACAAGATGCAAATCGGAGACAAAGTTTTGCTGCACAACGGCGCAGACAGTTCGCCGATCAACGCTGCGGTGGAAGCCATCCACGAAAACGGATCGATCGACGCCAAGATCACGCAGCGCGAGCATCCCGCGCAAGGAATGGTGACGCACGTTCTTGCTGGGAATTTCGGCGCAGTGGAATCGAAAGAGGAATTCACCACCAAGATCGCAGAGCCGTCCAAAACGATTCGCCTGGACGACTACACCACGGTGACGCGCTAACCGATTCCGACATGAGCGAACTTTTCAAAATCGACGACATCGCGCAGAAGCCGGACGGCTGGCGCGTGCGGACGATCATCCCTCGAGGCGAAAGCCAGCACCGTATTCGCATCGGTTTCCCACCTGGTGGGAGGCACAAGGGGGCGGGACGCCTGCTGCAGATTCTTCACCCCAAACATGAGAATCCGAGCTGCCTCGTCACGCCCCAGCGCGCCGCGCATCTCGCCAGCGAAGAACTCGGCATCGCGAACCCCGCCGAGCTACTCATCCTCGGTGCGAATCCTGCACAGCAAAATCCCGGGGCGGAATTACTGATCCTTGGCGCCAATCCTGGCGAAACGCAGCAAGCCAAAGCGGCGGAACTCTATCGCCAGTTTCAAGGCAAAGAGCCGGACAAAGTCCTCGAACTACAGCGCTCGACGGCCATGCGCAAGGACTACACCGGGCTTGCCGACCTCGAGGCTTTGGTGGTTTGCGAGCATTTCACGATGGCGGAGTACGAACTGTTCTCTCGCGATATGCGGCGCGAAAACGGAAACTTTGGCCGCGTCCACAAACCGCCCAACACCGGCATCATCACTTTCGGACGGCGAGACAAAGTGAAGCTGGCATCCAATCCGGACGGCACGCAGCTCTACGTGCTCGGCGAAAATCAGGATTTGAGCGGCTGCCTGATGGACCTCGGCGTCGATCCCCGCAAAGACTTGATCGACCTGGGCTACTGCATCTGCGTGCGCTACATCGCGGAAAAAGCGCAGAACAATTTCGATACCGGGTTGTACTGGCACATCCTCGGCGAAGAATCGAAAGTTCCGCCGCGGCTGTTCTACGACAAGCTGAAACGCGAAATCGCTTTTGCCGGCGGCGAATACGTCGTCAAGGCTCCGGGGATCATCAACTGATGCCGCTGGCCATCCAAATCGTCCCTGACCGCGCGGCATTTCCCGCGTCGATGATGATTCGTCCGCGCGCACGCCGCATGCAGCGGCTCGGACGCTTTGGCGCGCTCACGCCCGACCAGGCGGCGCAGCAAGCCATGCCGACCAGCACGATCAGCAGCAAAGCCGGCTTCACGCAGGCGGTCTACAACGACATTCTGCAAGCCGCGCAGACCGGGAATTTCGTCGCGTTCAATCCTTCCGGATGCACCAGCATCAAGCCTTCCGGCGCGCAATTGGTTTTGACCGGTGTTTCCGGTGCAACCGCAGCAGCAAGTCTAGCACTGAAGCTGGCCGCTGTTGCCGGTCCCGCTGGATTGATCGTTGCCGGCGTGGGCGCCGCCATCCAGATTTTCGGTGCGCTCTTTGCCCACCACGCCCAAGCCGTCGCCCTGGAACAAAAAACCGTCTGCGCCGCTGTTCCCGCGGCGAGCGATTCCATCACTGCCATCACCCAGGCCGTACAAAACGGCACGGTACCGCCGCAGACCGGCATCCAGATGCTTCAGAACCTGCAAGCGCAATTCGCCCAGCAGGTCTCGCCCATCATCAAAAATAATTCCAGCCAATGCAACGCCGCGTGCGTGTGGGTAAAGATGCTGCAGGCGATCGTGGCGGAACTTTCCAGCCAGTTCCAAGACATGGCCAACGCGCAGCAGGCGCAATCCGCCACGGCGTCGAGCAATCCGATCGCGGCGGCCGGCAACGTTGTTAGTTCCACGGCCACGCAGCTTGGCGTGCCTTCCTGGGCGCTATACGCGGCTGCTGGTCTACTTCTGTTTGTGGTGGTGAGCAAGTGACTCCGCTAGCCATCGCTATCGTTGCGTTCACGCTCGGCGCGGTGCTTGTCGGATATTTTCTGTTGACGTGCATCAAGGCGACGTCACGGCATATTGCTCACTGCCGCGCTTGCAAAGACTACTGGAAAAACCTTCTAGACGAGCATGAGGATCAGGTTTCAGATTGCTTTTTTACCAAGTACGTAAAGTCCAGAAACTAAACGAAAGGAACGGTATGAGCACAAACGCACCGGCAGTGATGACGGCAGCTCCGGTTGACGTGCCAGCGTTGCTGGCGTTTCAAAAGGAATGTCTGCGCACCAAGAACTACAAATTCATCGGAAAGATCATGAGGATCGTTTTCGAAGTGACGGACGCCATGTACATCCCTCCGGAACTCGCCGAAGACTTGAAGAGCGATCCCATGGGGCCCTGCATCGAATTTTTCCCGGAAGCGAATCGGCTTCCCGTAGCGCAAGTGGAAGCGGCCGGCGCGCAGAGTTTTCTGTTGCCGCTCGCGCCTTGCCTGTTTGCGCCCGGCGGGCGCGTGGGATTCCCAGACAAGCCGGACCGGCATTGGGTTCCGGACAAAGGGCCGGAGACCGTCAAAGTGACCGACGAAAAAACCGGGGAGATCAGCTACAAAATGGAGCACGCGAAACCCACCATGCTCCAGCAGAATTTACGCAACTTCTCTCGCGGCATTTTGCGCGGAACGAATTTCATCATCTACGAGCGTGTCGCGCAGATTCTCGTCAAAGCCAATGGCATTGCCGAAGGCTGGATACTGAAGTGCGAAAACAATCCCGCCGAGAATCCGCCCACGCACATGACGTTTTTGCTCGATCGCGCCACCGGAGAATGCTTTTTCTACGGCGGCATCTACGAGATCACGCGCCCTGGAGCGTTCTGATGCCCACGGTACGCATGGTGAACCCATCCCCTCGCGGCAAGCGAGGGCATTTTGGAGTGGGACGGCACACTCGGGAAGGAGAATACTCAATGGTAAAGCACAGAAAAGGTTACAGGAATCCGCATCACCGCCATCGCAATCCCATCCTCGGCATGTCCGGCGGGGAGCTGATTGTCGAGACCGGCGCTGCGGTAGTCAACGGCGTGGCAACGCGCGTCATTCCCCAGATGATTCTCGGCACGAACAACACCGGGATCGTCGGGTATGCCGCAAACGCTGCCGCGGGGCTTGCGGGCGCATGGCTGGCCAGCAAGTTTTCCGTCAAAGCGGGACACGGCGCGCTGCTCGGCGCCGCGGTTGCCATCGCTTCGCGGATCCTCAGCGACACGATGGGTCAGAACGCTTTGGGTGGCGGGTTGAGTGGAGACATGGGCGGCGAGCTCGGTTTCTACATCAACAATAGCTTCCCACTGCCGACGACAAGCAACGGCCCGTTGATGCTGAATCCCGGCTACAACGGTCCGCAAATGCTGTCCATGCAGATTCCGGGACAGCAGGCGACCATGGTGGCCACCGCGGCGGGAACGCAGGCGGTTGCCGGCGGCGGCGCGGGCAGCTCCAATGCCGCGCTGCAAACGGTAGCCAGCCCCAGTTCGGGTGCCGGCGTCTGGCAGAACCCCTGGGCTGCCTGAAAGGACTGGTCTGCAGCGTCGGATGTGTTGACGCTGTAGACCGGCGGTCGTTGAGATCGCTTGGCGGTTTCGATTAAAAATTCTTCCGGTCTGCGAACGCCCTGGGACGGGGCGCCGCCACCGAGTATCCAATGTGCTGGGACGGGCGGTCGCGCAAGCGGCCAGCTAAAAAATTCAACGCGGTTACCCGCGTCAGGAGTTTTTCAAAATGTTCACAGCAACAGAAAAACAAGCCAGCGCATCGTTCGGTACACCTTGGACCGAAGTGGATACGCACGAACTTGGCCGTCCCCATCTCCGTTTCGGCAATCCCATTGTCGGCGGCGGACTGGAAGGACTGCGCCAGGCTTTGTACGACATCTACCGCGTCGATCCGAACACCGTCGCTCCGCTGGTCACGCTGTTCTCCGTTCCCATCGGTGGCAACTACACCCAGGGCGTGGCCGCTTTGTTCCAAAAAACGAAGCTCCACACCAATATGAAGCTCGGTGGTCTGCTCCAGTCGCCCAACAAGCACCTGGTGCGCTCCATCAAGTGCCGTATCTCGGGTGAACCCTCCGGCACGCAGCAGAATATCGCGAACGTCACCGACGTTCTCGGTTTCCTGTACGGCGTGCTCGCGGACTTCCAGGTCAACGACAAGGATTATTTCCTTGGCGAGCCTGCGGAGCATCCGCAGGGCGGCGGTGTGATGTTCTCGGCGGGTTCCGCAACCACCGTCGCGGCCACCACCACCGTCTCCGGAGTACCGAACAACGGATATCCGGACACACGGAACATGTGGTCCACCGTGTACGACGGAATCTCGATCGAGCAAACGCAAACCTTCGGGCTCATCCTGGATCCGACTCAGGAAAACCTCGGAGCGTTCAAGACTCTGGCCGCCGCCGGCACGCTGTCCACCGGCCCTGGCACGGGTCTGAGCATCAAGTACGAGCTCGACGGGATCCTCTTCCGCGGGATCCAGTAGTTCCACACGAACTTCTTGGACACTTTGCCGTCTCCAAGAAAAAGCGGATAGGGGAAGGCGGACTGGCGCAACCGGAATGCCTCCCCTGTTTGCTTCGCACCAGGGAAAACGATTTGCCGCGCGCGAATTCATAGAGCGCCGCCGAGAAGGAAACGAAAATGGCACAAGCAACTCAAACGACCTGCAAATGCTGCGCCGGACGGCGAATCGTTCCGAATCCGTTGCAACGCAACATGCAGGCGTGTCCCATCTGCGGCGGCTCGGGCACGCAGCCGCAACAGGTTTTGCGCGTTCCGTACGACTACGTCTTTCCTCAGACGGTGCTCGCCGCCAACGCGCAAGGCAACATGGTCCTGCAGATCATGTTCGATTCCGATTTCGAATGGATCTTCACGGTCGGTTCGAGCACCGGCGCTTTCATCATCACGGTCAACGATTCGTCGACCGGGCGCAACCTCTCGAACGCTCCCGTGCTCAGCTCGCTGTACATGGGCACGGCGCAATTGCCGTTTCCGTTCGTCGAGCCGTATCTTTTGGCGCGCTCGACGACCGTCACTGCCGCCGTGCAGGACGTGAGCGCCGCGGGCAACACCATTAACCTGGTGTTCAAAGGCTTCAAACTCTTCCCGAAAGACGCTCCGCAGCAAGGCGCTGCCGGACAAGTCTTTCCGGCGCAGCAGCAAGCTACTGGGAGCTAAGCCTTGCCTCGACAGCAAACCGTATTCCACCAAGATCGCGTGCCTGGCGTCCCTGGACGCTGGGCACTCGGCTTGTGGCTCACCTATCGCAAACTGGTCACGTCCGCGTACGTTCCCGGGCAGAAATATCGTTCTCTGCTCAGCGGCCAGCAGCCGTACTGGTTTGTACTCGGTTTTCCCAATGGCAATTTTCTGCCCATGGCGCCGAACTCCAACCAGGACGACCGCGTCACCTGCGTCAACGACTTCATCATGTTCGCCATGATGGGCGCGGCCGTCGACTTGGTTGGCGTGCAGAACTTCGATTTCTCCGCGCAGCTCTACGATTCCGGTGCGGATGAAAACTGGACGGAAGCGCTTTCGCCCTGCGCCAACAATTTCGGTACTGCGCAGCATCCTTTGATTCTGCGGCGCACGCACACCATCAAGGCGGGAACGCCGATCATCGCGCGTTTCCAAAATAGCCATGCGGTAAACAACAACATGCCGCAAATCGTTCTTTTCGGAGTGCTGGCGCCCGCGGCGCCGTAGGGAGACCTGATGGGCAGTCCACGTCAAGGATTGGGCGGCAGCGTCGAAGCGTATCTTCGGCAGACCAACAAGCAGGATATCTGTCCAGTCGCCATCATTCGTCTGCCCATTCATCTTTTCCCCAGCACCAAGAGTTTCAACCTGATCCGCACCGCGACCATCGTCATTCCGCCAGTCAGCGCCGGCGTGTTCACGGACATCGTGGCGTTTCGCATCGATCCGGGGAAAAACGGCATCCTTAAATTTATCGCCAACCAGTTTGTCGGAGGAGGCTTCACGGATGGCAGCGGCGCACTCACCTGGCGGCTGCTGCACGATGAAAAGCCGGTCACTGGGCTGGAAAACATCAACGTTTCCCTCGGCACCAATCAGCTTCCCAGCGAAATCGCGCCGGTGCGCCTGCTGGCGAATCGCTTCGTGCGGCTGCAAGTTACCAACGCCTCGATCGTGCCCGCCGGGCAAATCATCGAAGGCGGCCTCCGCGGCTGGCTCTATCCCAAGGATGAGGAAGCCCCCGGAGCCAACTACTAAGGAGAACGATGCGTTCCCATTTCAAAAAGTTCGCCCTATCGATGCTTCTCGGCCTGCTCGGGCTCCTTTCTCCGCAGTCCGCTCAAGCGCAGGTCACGTATACGTCGCCACAAACGGTGACATCGACTGCGTTCAACAACATTGCGTGTACGGGTACCACACAGCGCGCCTTGATTCCGAATCTCGGACAAGTCGGTCACTTTATCACTCTTACGCTCGGAGTGATTCCTCACGGAATTTCAACGGCGATCCAGGGTTCGTATGATGGAGTGTTATTTTTCGACATTTCTAATACGGTAACTTTTGCAAACGGTTTGGTGCAACCGACCGGACAGGGACAGGGATACTATCCGGTAGTCGCCGTCCGTGTGAATTGCCTGGACACCACCGGACGTTTCACCGTTTTTTACACGGGAACGGGAGGAAGCATCGGTCCCCCTTCCGGAAGCGCGGTCGTCAGCCAGGTGATTCAAAACATCACCATATCCGCGTCCGATGGCACTTCCAACCAATTTTCTCTTAATTCTCCGTTCGGAAATTCCGGAGGAGCTCTGATACTCCAGGCCAACGGCGCCATGCCGGCAGGGTCGAATGTGGAGTTGATCTGCGACCTGGCATCAGCGGTAGCTAATGTGGTCGGTCCATTTGCCATCCCCACCACCGCTGGAGTGTTTTCTTTTCCGATACCGAACTACCCGTGTGCAACGCCAGAGATCCAGTTTTTCTCTGGTGGAGCGAGTTCCAACACCTACAATCTGTATTATTCCTTTTCTCAGCCAGGACTCGATTCTCCCGCATTCCTTTTTTCGCACATCACCGGAACCACGGCAACTTCAGTAAAAAGTTCGCCGTCGTCTTTCCTTCATAATTTGACGGTCAATACCGGAGCTGCGGGAACGATCAGTATTTTCGACTTGGCATCCAGCTCCTGCACTGGAACTCCTTCGACGAACACGGCGGCGGTGATCACAGCCACGGCCACCACCCTCCAGACGTTCACCTACGACATCAATTTCGTCAATGGAATCTGTGTGAAGGCATCGGTAGCGATGGACATCACGGTTTCTTCTAAATAGGAGGATGGCATGCGAAAAATAATTCAATGGAGTATCCGCCATCGATTGATTCTCGGCATTTTCTTGTTTTTAGTAGCGAATCATATGTTCGATGGCGGACCGTTCGATGTGGTCGTCAACACCTACGCCCAGGCAGCACCGACCACGGTTACGGCTACCATCAAGGATCCATCGGGGCTTGCCTATGCCAACGCCAGCATAAACATTAGCCTGACGCCGGCAACGCCCGGAGGCGCTACGTGTACTGGATCCGGACCCATCGGCCAGATTCCAGTTTTCAACACCAACTCCAACGGTTTTTTCTCTATCAATCTTTGTCCCAATGGTTCCATCGTGCCGGCCAGTTCGCAGTGGCTGTTCACCGTTTCGCTTTCGCCGGGTATCCAACTTCCACTCGGGAAAGGACCGCAATCTTTTTCCGCAGCCATCACGATCTCCGGAGCTTCGCAGGATATCAGCGCCACACTCAACGCTTTGGCTCCCGCTCTGACCACGAACGGCAATCTTGTGGCCACCAGTGCGGCTTTCGCCACCGCCACTACTGCCGGAACGTGCGTTCAAAGCACGACCGCGGTGGCGGGGGCCACAACCAGCATGGTCGCTACCGCTTCGCCCGTAAGCACTCCTGGAGTTGGCGCCGTATGGTCGGCATTTGTTTCGTCGGCAGGCAACGTGACCATCAATGAATGTGCGGTAGCCACCAGCGCTGGCGGAACCATCGCCTTTAACATTCGTGTCCAACAATAGAGGGCTCCGATGCGGAAGAGACTACTGCTGGCAGCCACGCTCTTCCTCGCTGTGCCGTTCCTCGCTTTCGCTCAGTCGGTGGTCGTCACCGGAACGATCGTCGATCCCAACGGCCTGCCGTACTCGAATGCCAGCGTCAACATCAGCCTGACGCCGGCAGCGCCAGGCGGCGCGATCTGCACTGGGATCGGCCGCATCAATCCCAACGGCTCGTTCCTCACCAATGGCAACGGCTTTTTCACCATAAATCTTTGTCCTAACGCTTCCATCACGCCGGTCGGGTCGCAGTGGCAATTCAACGTTTCGATTTCACCGGGAGCTTTGCCGCCGATCGGCACCGGACCGCAATCCTTTAGCTCCAATATCACCATTGTCGGTCCAGGACCACAGGACATCAGCACCACGCTGAACGCTCTCGCGCCGGCGCTGAGCCACATCACCGGAGGAGGCGGAGGCACTGGAAACTGCACTGCGCCTTCCCCAGCAGGCTCGCTGGTCAAAACCAATGTTCCCATCACCGGCTGCGTTGCCAGCAACGTAACCGAAGTCGGATCCGTGTTGTCCGTTGGCGATACAACTGACATTTTTGGAGACTTCCATACTGCAGGGCCAAATCCCTATTTCGACATCACGCTTTATGGCGGCTATGTCGGCACCAACACGGTAGGCACGACAGGCACGATGGGCGCAACATCCAGTTCACTGGCTATCGCTGCGACGCAGGATTGGGCAAATGGGCAAGGCGTTGTTGTCTACGGCGCCGGACCAGCGCCTTCTCTCGGCACACCTTCAGGCGTAGTCGTCACTCCCGTTGGCATTCTGAACGGATCCACGACGGTCAACTACAAAGTTGTGTCGGAAGATTATTTCGGCGGACTGACGGCAGCCAGCGCGGCGGGAACAACCACCACCGCGGCTTCCGCTTTGGGCGTTACGAACGCGACGATATCGAGCTGCAGCCGAAACGGAGGACTGGTTAGCTGCACCACTACAGCAAATCATAATTTTCAGGTAGGCAAGCAGGTCAACATACTGGCCGGCAGCACAGGGGACACTACTTTCGAGGGTGCATTCACCATCTATACAACGCCCACCGGAAGCTCGTTCACCTACTGGCAAAACCTGCTCCCGAATGTTTCAGGGACTGTCACTACAGGCACAGCGCAAGTCGTGGCGGCCAACCTGGTCCAGTGGACGATTCAGCCTTACGGCCCAATTCGCAGTTTCGTGTACCGGCAAGTGGGCGCGGGCGCTTTCGTGCTCACAGGCGTCGTGCAGGGCATGGACAGCGGATTTTACGATTTAGGATTTACGGTCAATCCGGCCAGCCTGCCAAGTTACGTGCCAACCACGCCCCCATCGTCCGTCACCAATCAATGGTTGTCGACCACTATTATGGCTGGCGGGGGAACTACGACGCTCACTCTGGCAAGCGCAGCCACGAATTCAGTGACGGGCGTAGCAGTCTTGCACGACAACACGCAGAACGTGCTCAATCTCTGCAAAACGGGTGGAGCGGCCTCTGGCGGCGGCACCATCTACTTCCCTATCGGGATGAACGCGCTGTTCAACTCCACGTTGAATCTTTCGGGATGTTCGGGATTCCAGCAGCGATTCTTATTCGGCGTGCAGGCTACGGTGAACGAAACCATTCTGCCGGCACACCTATTTATCGACTCCGTACCATCGGCAGTCAGTCAGGTGGGCTTTCCGTCATGGAACGATGGCACCCAACTATGGACCGGAAAAGGGTATCCACTGCTCTACCTTCTCCCTGGCTCCAGTTCCGGCAACAGCATTGGGCATATCTATTTTAACGTTTTTGGAGCCTACCAATCCGCGGTTGTGCAGGACGAAGACGCAACGGGAAACAACGTCGTCAACATTCAGTACAACTCCGACTATTTCGTAGGTGGCGCTAACACCGGCCCACCGTTCGTCATGAAGGGCGGCGGCGGTTTCCTGTTCGAGAAGGGAGGTTTCGCAGTCGGCTCAACTAGTTTCGCTTCCCCTCCAGCGCTACTGATAATCCCCAATTTTGGTCTCGGCAACACATCGCAGCAACTTGCAGGAAACGTCAACCTGAACTACGTGTCCTTCGCGGGCGCGGGGATCGTGCTGGACTCCGAAGCAGTCGTAAGCGTCTCGAACGGCTCACACATGACGTTCAGAGAACCGCTGATGGAGAGTTCCTTTACGCCTATCTTCCGAGCCGCTGGCGGTAGCGGCATCATCTCCGACATGGAGTTCGATAATCCCAGTTACGCGGACTTTGTAGGCGGCGCTGCTACGCCTCTGTTCGACATGACCACTGCGTCAAACCTCGAACAATTAAAAATTTACCAAGCGAATCCTAGTAACTCCAACCAGCCTATCGTCACAGGTCCCAATCTGACCAGTTCAAGTTCGCAAGGCTCCGTAAGCTACTCGGAATTGCCGAACTCCGGCTTTTCCTTGGATGCTTACAACAACTGGAACATCCTCGGATTCGGTACCTCCGAATTCGGCTACAGCCTGACTCAGCCAGTCGCGCCTAGCGGGTCCGCGGTTAGCGGCGGCACCATTCCTGCTAACAGTTACTGCTATAAAATCTTGCCGATTGATATCAACGGTGGCATAGGTCCCATCTCTTTACCCTCTGGGTGCATAGCAGTCAATGGCAGCCAGCAAATTACACTCAATTGGACTCCAGTCAACGGGCAGGTGAAGACCACAATCTGCCGGGGCACTACGGTTAACAACATCGGATGCGGCGGCGCGGTTGGCCTTATCGCTATCTCCGGAACGTCCTTCACGGACAATCATCCTCAAACTGACTTCTCCGTAAGCGTGCCACAATCCTCAACAGGAGCTTCATCCAGCGTTGGATCGGTAGGAATCAGTACCTATAATCTAAAACTCACGTCAAACGGGTCACTCATCAACGTTCAAGCACCGCCGTCCTTGTCTACTCCTTGGACTTTCACTTTCCCACTAACGCCTGGTGTGAACGGCCAATTTCTGCAAACAGACGGCACTGGAACTTCGACTTGGTCCCCGGGATCGATCGGAACGGCGCACAACCTTTCCGCGGTACTGACATGCGCCGCAGCTTCCGGATCAGGCACGGCCTACACATGTTCGACGTCTCCGACCTTCACGCCGGCCGATGGCGATATCGTCTTATTCCAGGCCGACGTTGCGAATACCGGCGCCGCAACTCTCAACGTAAATAGTTCCGTAGCCGCGCCCATCAAAAAACAAGGTGGCGGCACCGCCCTGGTCGCCAACGACCTACTCGCCGGGCAAGACACGTTGATGGAGTTCGACGGCACGAACTGGCAGATGCAAGGGCAAACAGGGAATGCCACAGGCGGAGGCGGAATCTCGGGACTCACCACTGGCTTTCTGCCCAAAGCCGGCAGTTCGACGACCATTGTCAATTCGCTGTGTGATGAAGGCATCACACTTGCCAATACATTCACCTGCTCGGACACTGCTGGTGCGTCGTTCGTTTCTCTGACCACTACCGGATCAGCCGGCACGGCTGGATTCATCCAGATGGGGCAAGGCACGGCGCCGTCGCTTGGGACGACGGCCGTGCAGTTAGTGGCTCCCGCCGCTGTCACCAGCTATCAAGTGATTTTGCCTGGCGCGGCCGCTACTGGCCTTGGACATTTTTCCAATGCCTCAAACGTCGTCACCATGTCGATTTCCGCCGTGACGCCAGCGGATGCCACCGGCAATACCACCGGCAGCGGGAATTTCTGCCTTACGACTTCGTGCGTTCTCACCACACCATTTTTCGGCGGAGTGAACGCCCAAAGCGGAACCACCTACACGGTATTGGCGACTGACAACGGCAAGCTGGTCACTCTGAACAATGCGGCAACGGTCAATGTAACGTTGGCTCAAGCCACTACCAGCGGATTCACATCCGGCTCTATCTTCCGATTCCACAATCTTGGAACGGGCAACGTTGTCATCACGCCCACGACGTCGACAATCAATGGTGCAGCTACGCTGAATGTCCTCCCTGTGGCCTCGACGACCATTTTCAGCGATGGAACCAACTATTTTGCTCAGGACTTTCCAGAGCCATACGGCGGAATCAACTCGCAAACCGCAAACTATACCGCCGTTCTCACCGACAAAAACAAAATGGTGGTGATGAACGGCGCCAGTTTGACGCTCACTTTGCCATCACCGCCGCCCACCGCGCGCTGGAACATTCAGGTGGACAACATCAATGCGTCGTCTCTCACCATCAGCCGGAACGGTCTCACGATCGACGGCGCCGCTTCGAACCTGACGCTCACGCAAAACCAGGGCGTCTATATCACCACGGATGGAACGAACTATTTCACCAACCGCGGTGTCGGCAGCGCCGGTGGTGGAGGCGGAACGGTAACCTCTATCGCCACCACGTCTCCCATCACCGGAGGTACGATCACCACGGCCGGCACGATCGCCTGCGCTACATGCGTGGTTGCCACTTCCCCAGGAGCCGGCGTTGCGCACTTTGCGGGATCCACGCAGACGGTGACGAGCAGCGCCGTTACGCCGTCTGACGCCACGGGAAACACTACTGGAAGCGGAAACTTCGTTCTGTCGAACTCCCCAACGCTGGTCACTCCCGTGCTCGGCACCCCCACGTCGGGCACTCTCACCAACACCACCGGCTATATCTGGAATAACCTCGCTGCGCCAACCGGGAATCTTTCGCTAGCGATGGGTTCCGATACGTCGATTTTCACCACGACGACGGCGCTTTCGCAAATGTTCGCCTGGAAAAATACGACGGCGGCCGTCGTAGGCACTTCGCAGGGATCGCCGATTCTTGCGCTATGCGGCACATCCTTTCACGGCTCCGCCAGCGTCGAGGATTGCCTGACACTCAGCGAGCTGCCCGGGAACGGAAACGACGCGCCGATCATACAAACCCTCGGGCATTCCGGGACATCGACGGGAGTGGTGACCGTCAATATCCCTGGGCAGTTGTCGATCGGCACTCCTCCGGCCATCACGATCGGGACGGCTGGCGGACTTGCATGGACGGAAGGCACCGTCCCCACGGGATTGGCATCGACCGGTGAAGTGTATGCAAGTTCTTCAACCCATACGGTGAACGTAAACAACAACAACACGGGTGACATGCCGGTCAGCCGCACTCCGTGCGTGAACGTCACCCCAGTAACCGTCAACGCCAATGTGACCACCGACCAGCTTTTGATGTCCTGCACGCTGTCGGCGAACACGCTGAATGTGGTTGGGCACGTCCTGAAAATCTACGGCGCGGCTGTGTATTCCACGCCGGTCGCTTCGGCGGCCACGGTTAACCTAAAGGCGAAGCTTTGTACCGTATCCGGATGCGGAAGCGGGACGGTCATCAACCTGGCTTCGATCACTTCCACGGCGAACCCGGGCACCGTCACCAACAACGCGATCCAATTGAACCTGGAAGCGGCGACGCAGACGGCGGGAGCTTCCTCGGCTTACGAGTCTCACGGTTATCTGCTGATCGACCTGGGGGCGTCGAATACGGTCGCGGATTCTATTTTTGCGGATACCAATACGGCCACGGTGGGCACCATCGATTCCACCGGCCAGCTCTTCCTGCAAATCACTGGAGCGTTTTCCGCCGCCAGCGCCAGCAACTCTCTGACGGAGCGTCTCCTGCGCGTGGAGCTGGTGAATTGAGAAAATTTCTCGTACTCACATTCCTCATCCTGTGTGCGCTTCCGGCGCAGGCGACTTACGTCGGCGGAAATAAAAACACCGATACGACAGGGACGGCCACGAGCATCACCGTCACCTATAGCCCGACCGCGGGGAACTGCGTCGTCATCGGGTTGGGAGCATCCACCACGCTGACGGTCTCTTCCATCAAGGACAACAACAATACCGTCTACCAGTTTTTCGGAGTCCCGAACTTTAATAATTCCTCGGACTTTAACACCATGTCCGTTGCCTGCAACATCGGCTCCGGTATCACGTCCTTTACGGCCACGTTCACCGCGGGGCCCTCTCTTTTCATGGGCGTGGTGGAAGAATCCGGCTTCCAAAACTTCGGCGTGTTCACCTCCAATTCCAGCGCCAGCAACGTCGCGCCTCCTGGCGGAGCCACGCTAACGACGCAAGCCGCAAACAACGCCATCGTCGTGCTGGTTTCGACGAACGTCGGCGTTGGGCAAACAATGTCGTCAGGAACCGGCACGCTGCGTCAGTCGGCGGCGTACGGCGGGCGCGTTGCGGGTATGGCGGACAATACGACGGCCTCAGCTGGAACTTCGTTGACAGCTTCCGTCAACTGGACAGGTGGCAACGCTCCGTTCACTGCTACGGGCGTTGAACTCTCTACTTCGCCGATGAACCTGGTGCAGTTTACGGGTGGGGTTTGCAGCAACGCGGTGACGTGCTCGCAGGCGTTCGCCAATCCCACGCAGATTGGTGACTACAAGATTGTTGCAAGTTACGACGGTTCCTCGCCCACCGCCAACGACACATTTTCGGACACGATCGACACCTATACGCAGGTCTCTCCTGGAGGGCACGTCTTCTGCGGACTGGCGACGGACGGCGACACCATCGCCATGTCCTTCGCTAAGGTATCGACGAACGTTACCCCCACCGTCACCATTGCCAACGGCGGCACCACTGGGCACAAAACACTACTGCTCGCTGAGTTCAACGGTCTCGCGGCGTCCAGCCCGCTTGACCAGACATCGAACTGCACCAACACGCTTTCCGTGACCTCGTTGACGACCGGAAGCGTCACCACCACAGTTGCCAACGAAGTCATCGTCGCTGTATTCGGCACTGCGAATGGCAACACCTTCACGGCGGGGACGAACTATACCCTACTGTCGCAGCAGAACCCGGCCCCCGCCGCTGTTTCCGCGCAAGAGTTCCGTTCAGTAATCGCGACGGGAAGCTATAACGCTGCGGCGAGCTTCACAGGAGCCGCGCAGGAAGCGGCTGGCTTCCTCGCGACCTTCAAGGCGGCATCCCAGCCAGGTACCACCACCGGCACGATCTTTTTTGGACCATCAAAACTTTTCGGAGGAACGCTGTCTTGGTAAAGTCTTTTTCATTTCTCGCCATCCTTTTGTTTGCGGGACTGTCTCTGCACGCACAGTCTGGAACCATCGTCGGCGGATCCGCTAAAATTTCCGGAACGGCAGCTATCTCCGTTGTGCAAACCGGAGGAGGAGGTGGCGGTGGTCCCCTCAATCTGCCGTGCGGCACCACGCTGGGATGGTGCGACCTGACGGGGCTGAATATGGCGGCGACGGGATGTCCTTCGCCAAGTCCCGGTGGTGCTGAGAATTGCGACGCCATCATCCGTAAATGGGGCGGTGCGCTATACGATACGAAGCGCAACCGCCTGGTCATGTTCGGCGGCGGACACACCGATTACTTTGGCAACGAGATTTTCTATCTCGATTTGGTGAACAAGACGTTTCCTCAATTGACAACTCCGACCGTGGCGGCCAATCTCAATCTCTGCCAGGACGCTACCCTTGATAGCCCGGCGCGAATCACCGCGCGGCATACCTATGGCGGATTGGAGTATTGGGCCGCGAACGATACCTACTATGAATTCGGTGGAGCACAAGCCTGCTCAACGGGCGTTGGAACGAGCGGAAGCTGGATGTTCAATCCGAATGCGAGCAACCTGACGGTGAATGGCTGGACTTCGCTGGGCTCGCTGGCGTTCACGGCATCCGGCACCACGCAGATCGCCGCGGACCCGGCCAGTGGATTCATCTGGCTTGACGATGGGCACCAGCTCTGGCACTTCCAACCGAGCACCAACACTCTCCTTGGCCCCAACACGTGTTTCGGTTGCACCAGCTTCTTTATCGAATCCACGATGGCGGTGGACCCGATTCACCGTGTGCTCTGGCAGATTGGGAACAACGGGGGTGTGAAGGTTGCACGTACGGATATTTCCAATCCGAATTCAGTGGGCAATGCACAACAGACACAACCCACGCTCGATGCGAGCTGCAACGCGCTTACCGGGTCGGAGGCTCCCGGCCTGGATTGGGATCCGGTGCTAGGTGTCATGGTCGGATGGCCCCAGTTCGGCAACAGCGTTTACTTATTTAATTCTGGACCTACCGATAACGCCATCACACCCTATGGGACGATTGCCCCTCAGACGTGTCTCGCCGTGACATTCGCGAGTGGCCCTCCAGACTCGAACCACAATCAATCGCCCTCGTCCTCGACCGGCGTTTACGGCCGCTGGCGGTACGTGCCGGCCGCAAACGTCCACGTTCTTTGCAACGATTTCAATATTGACTGTTTCTATCTTCGCCTGACCAATCAGGTGCAAAGCCTGCAACTCACAGCGACCACCACAGGAACACTTCCGTTTACGGTTGGGCTGGCATTCAAGCAGGGCGACGTTCCCAGCGGGAAAACTCCTCAACTGACCAACTCGACCAGCCAGGTGGTCGTCAAATCCACCTGGCCCGATGGCAGCGCAAAGACGGCCATCGCTTCCGGTCGCACCGCTCTCACTTCCGGCGTACCGAAAACCATCAACGTGGTATGGGGAAGCAATTCCGGCACGCCGATGACCTGCTCGAACATCCAGACCGCTGCGCCCTCTGCTTCGATTCAGGTTGGCGCCATCGGAACCGTCTCGCTCTCCAGCCTGCTTGCAACGCCATTTCGCACTTGGGTGAGCGGTTCGGAGATGGTGGAGTGCCACTATCGCGCGCAAGTCGGCTCTGACGCTTCTCTCGTCGCATGGTTCCACGTCCGTCTCTACGCGGATGGTAGCATGTGGGTGCGCGAAATCGTCGAGAACGGCTACCTCGATGTCGCCACCGTGGACAAATCGTACGTGCCCACGGCCATCATCGGAGGCACGACGGTCTACAACAATGGCGGGTCGTCCCTGACCAACTACGCTCAGACTCGCTGGGCAGTGGAAGGCTGGATTGGCACGAATCCCGGCATCACGCCAACGCACGATACCGTCTACCTGGAAGCCACGAAGCTGCTGCCCAACTATTTCAATTTCACACCCTCGGCGACTGCGCTCAACAACCTGACGCAAACGTACACGCCGATGCAGAAAGGCGACTGGACCACGGACATGGGTTCTACCGGGTTCCAGAATCAGATCGGGCTATTACCGCTGTGGGATGCGCTCTACGTCACCTCGAAAGCCGATTCCCGTGCCTACAATGCCGTCATCTCCGATTCCAAATCGCTCAACAGTTACGCCATCATCTGGAACGACAGCGCTACTGGCGTAGTCGCCGATCCGGTCAGCCGCTCGACATGGACGGTGCTCGGAAACAATGGAGGAGGCATCACATCTATCGGCGCAGGCCCGCTCAACTGGGATATCGCTCACCATGGCTCCGGCGGCTATCTTGCCTATATCCTGACCGGCGACTATTACCACTACGAAACGATGGCGCACCAAGCCTCCATGTGCTTCCTGGCCAACAATTCCGCGCATGGCTCCGGTGTGAACCGCACGTTCGAATCCGTCGTGCAGGATCGTGGCGTGGCGTGGTGCAACCGCACGCTCTCACAGTACATCGCGCTCGCTCCATCCTCCGATACCGTCGCTGCCGACTACTCAACTCTGCTGGCCAACACCGTGACGAAGCTGAACAATCGCGTGCAAGCGGTCGGCGTGACGCCTATCGGATATTTCCTCACCTACGACGTAACCAGCGGGTCGTATCTGCCCTTCAACGGAAACTCCAATGTGAGCGTAAACGCCGCGTGGCAGCAGCACTTCATGATTCAGTCGCTCGGGATGGGCGTGGACCTACAGCCGCTCGCCAACATGACGAATTATACGGCGCTGGCGACCTGGTCGAACCGCGCCATCGTCGGCATCCTCGGGCCCAACGGCTCCACGAACTACTGCTTCACGAACGCTTCCACGTACAACGTGCAGGTGGCCGATACACAGACGGGAGACTTGACGCTTTGGTACCCCGACTGGGGAACGGTGTGGACGAAAAACCAAGGCAGCCCCAATACTTCTTGCGGCAATACGTTGCAGGGGAGTTCTGGCGGCGATCCATTGAACGCAGCAACGGGCTTTTGGGGTAATCTTATCCCTGCGGCTGCCTATGCTTTCGACCACAGCGCGCCGGGTGCCGTGGCAGCGTGGAGCAGATTGACCGGCGCGACCAACTGGAACACCAGCGTGCTCAATAGCGGGTTCGGCGACATACCGATTTGGGGCATTTCGCATCGATAGGAGGATTTTGAAATGAGAAAGATTCTTGTAATTGCAGTTTTGATGCTGATGGCAGCGAGCGGGCTGCGCGCGCAGACGACGACCACCACGGTCACGATCGTTGCACCGGCATCGCTGGGAACCGTCACGCCCACTCCTTCACATTTTTATCAAAACACTGCGGCGCCGATTTCGCTGGCCAGCTCGACCAACGGTTTCAACTCTGGTTGCACGGTCACCGTGGGGTCGACGGCGCTCACCGTGACTTTCAGCTCGACCACGCAGGCGTTGACCGGCACGCTCACCGCGGCGATGACTTCCGGCGCGGTAGGTTCGACCGTGACGATTACGATCGCCTGTACTCCGCCTGCTTTGACGATGCTCAGTCCGGTGACACTCCCAAACGCCCAATTGGGATCGGCCTACTCGGCGAATCTCGCCACCCTGGCCAACCTGCAGAAGAACGGCCAACCCTGCACAACGTGCAGTTTCAGTTGCAACAGTCCGTGCACGCTACCTGCCGGATTTGCATTGTCCGCCGCAGGCATCGTTAGCGGGATTGCCACGGTGTCGGGAACCTTCACTGCTGGCTTTACCGTCACGGACACCAGCGTGTCCGCCTCACGAATCGCGCAAGTGCGGTGGATTGCAGGTTGACGGACGGTAGTGATGCGAATGATTCAAATCGATTGCATCTAAAGATGTGACGGGGAAAACACATGGCCAACGGTGAGAGTTCGAGTTCGGTGGTAACGGTAAAGAACTGGCACGTCGTGTTGGTCCTGGTTTCCTGGCTGGTTATTTGCACCATGGCGTTTTCGAATCTTCGTGCACAGGGAGACGAAAACACTCGCCGCATCACGGACCTCGAGCAAAAACCATCCGTAACGTTGCAGCAATATCAGGATGGACAGCGCGTCCTGGAAAAGCGTCTCGATCGCATCGAAGGCAAGCTGGACGCCGCGGATGCCCGCCGTCGATAAGTTGACTTTGCAGAACGTTTCCAATAGAAGGTGTCATGCCCTTTGCGATTCACTCTTCGAAACCCGGCAAACACGGACGCACCGGCATCACGCATACGTTTTTCGGTGAAACGGAAGAGGAAGCCTGGGAATCGCTGGAAGAACACGCGGACATCTGTCCGAAGTTTGGCGCGGCATATCATGGCAGCGAGACGATCGAGAGCGCCGTCGAGATCGACGAGATTCCCGACTTCGACGTCGACGCCATCGACGATTTTTTTGACGTGGACCGGGACGACGAAGAAGACGGCGGATAAAGATGGGCATCAAAGAAACGCTCGCGGCGCGCACCAAGAAACGGTTGTGGCTGGCCGTGCTGCGGCCCACCAACCAGGAAAAAGTCCGCGAGTGCCTTTCCACGCTCGAAGCTCGCGTCAACTCTGGAATGTCCAGCGAAGCGTTCCAGCAGGAAATAAACAATGTCCTCGATCGATCCTGCATTTTTGTCGGCTTCCTCAAGCCTGGCTGCAAACTGCTGTACGACGCCAACGGATTCCCCACCGGAGATTCACTTCATCCCGGAGACGTGATGGACAAGATCGACGATTTCAAAGTTGCGCTGGAACGCGGCGCCTACGTTTTCGCGCAAGGGAAAGCGATGGTGGCCGATGCCGCAAGTTAAACTCATCGTGGTCTCCGATGACGGCCAAACCTCCGCCATCCTCGATCTGCTGAAAGACGAACTGCGCGGCAACATGCCGCTGGATCAGTTCGTCGAGATCATCCGCAAACCGATTTTGAAGCTGGTGAAGCTGGACGTCGAACCGAGAGTCTCGAACGCCGGGAGCGCGCGTGCCTAACGCGCTGCAAGCCTGGCAGCCGGCGCGCCTGAGCATCTATGGCTTGGTGCGTGCGGCTCGAGGCGGCCTGGGCGCCGCCAGCACCACGCCCGCGATCGCGACTCTGGTGCAACAGGCGGCCATCCGCTATGGCGTGGATCCCGGACTGGCGCTCAGCGTGGCGCAGCATGAATCCGCATTGAATCCCAACGCGGTAAGCTCGGCCGGCGCCCAGGGCGTGATGCAGCTCGAACCGCCCACCGCCGCGCAGTATGGCGTCACCAATCCATTCGATCCCGTGCAGAACGTGAACGCCGGCGTGCACTACCTGGCCGATCTGATCGCGCAATTTGGCGGCGACGTCGTCAAAGGCGTGGCGGCCTACAATTGGGGCCCGGGAAACCTGAACAATGCCATCAACACTTACGGCGGCAATTGGCTGAGCGCCGCCCCCACGGAGACGCAAAACTATGTTGCCGCCATTACCGGAGTTACCGCGGAGTCCAATGCGCCTTCGCCGGCCGTTCCGCAGCCTTCGCAGCAGAGTGCTGCGCCTGTTACGATCGATGCGTCAACTGGCCTTCCCGTGGTGGACGGGATGGACGTAAGCCAGCTCGATACGATCAGCGCCGGCGTGCTTCCCGGTTCGATTCCTCAATCGGTGGTGTACGGTGGATTGGCGCTCGGCGCGATCGTGGCGGTGCAGCTTCTAACGCGCGATTAAGTTTAGGGAGAGAACTGCGGGAGGCGGTTTTCTCTCCGCCTCCGCAGTAGGGTGTTCCTCGAAGTGGTATGGAATTAGAGAGAGTCTATCACCATAAAATTCTGTTGACAAGTCCTTCGTTGCAGGGTAGAAGCAGAACGTCATGTTATCCCCAGAACAAATTGACGCCATCGAACGCGACGCTGGTTCAGGATTGTCCCTCACCGAAATTGCCAGGAAACATAAAGTCGCCATCGCTACTGCCAAGCGTTACGCCCCAAATGCTGTCTCGAAAAAAGGACGCCGTCCTGGCAAATCGCTTGCTGGGGGGGGTAGCATGAAGCCCGCCAAACAAAAGAAGCAGAGCGTCGGTCGTTTCTCTGCCGCGATCGAGAATCTCCGCAGTGAGCGCGACCGCATCGACGCGATCATCCAGCAGCTCGAGGCGCTCGCATGACCGACCAGGAACGAATGCACGTCATCAAGTCGATGTGGAGCCCGCTGATCAACTCGACGGTCAGCGGAGGGACTCTGCCGGCGTCGTTTCTTGCCGCCTTGATCGCCAACGAGTCTGGTGGAGACGCCAATGCCAAACGATTCGAGCCGCTTGTGCTTATCGCTCTCTGGAAAGTTCTTCTGGGACGAACGGCGGCTTATGGCAGCATCGGTGGACAGGATATCGTCAAATTCGTTGCTTTCGCCGCAAACATTCCGGTTGTCGCTCCGCGTCTCTTGCCCGCCGACGCCTTTCAGCGGCTCGACTCTCTGGCAACTTCTTGGGGACTCACCCAGATTATGGGATATGAGGCGATCGCGTTTCAGCTAGGCGCCACCGTGGACGCCCTGAAAAAGCCGGACACCGAGCTGCCCATCACCGTGCGCATGCTGAAACAGTTTGCAGAGCGCAATGCGCTGGATCTCGCCAAGGACTTCGATCAACTGTTCGACTGCTGGAATACCGGCCGTCCGCACGCGCAGACCGCCGATCCGCAGTACATCCCCAACGGTCTCGCCCGCATGAAGATCTACGAGGCGCTGGCATGAAGAAACGGTTCCAGTGGCATCTTCTGATGCCTCTTTTGTTGTGCCTGACTGGTATTCCCTTCATGGTTTGGCGATTGAACTCCGAAACCGTTCGCGCGATGGAAAATCAGGAAGTGAAACCGTACGTCTTTGCGGAGCTACCGCATGGGCGCATCTACAAAACGGTTCATGAAGGCTGCGAACTCTACATCGTGGAAAATGACATGACCGGCACGGCCGGACAGAACGCGTACGAACACTTCTACTCCATTTCCTCCGGCAGAGGCTGCAAATGACGCCGCCGATGCAAATGATCTACGACGCCTTCGAAAGCGCCTGGGGATACGTGATTTTCTGTTTCGCGATTTCCTGGCTGTACGCCATGCTCCTGACGGCGGCGTTGTTTGGCGGGTTACTGCTGCGCGAAATTTGGCAGTGGCTTACCGTCCACAGTTTCAGCCATGTAGTGGTATTGTTGGAACGGCGCGCGCTTCGAGGGCGTCCCTGATGCACACCGGAGAAGAGTACTTCCAACTCGGCTGGCAGCAATATACCGTTTTCGGCGTGCTGCTGGTGGCGTATCTGCTCCTGACGTTCGCCAACAAGCTGCCCAGCATCGGAGTGTTCAAGGACTTTCTGGACGCTATCAACTCTGCCGGCGGGCATATTTTAATTCTTTCGATCTTCACGCTGCTGTCCATCAAAGTCTCGATGCAGTTCATCTACCACACCATGAATCTGCCCACCGACCTGATCACCAAAAACCAGGCAGTGATCGGCCAGGGCATTTCCTACGTCACTGGAGTGCTTAGCGGATCGTTTCTCGGAGCTCTGCTGAAAACCATGAGCGGCGGCAAAGCCAACGGCGTGGCGACGGGCCCGTCGCCGGACGCCATCAGCGCGCAATTCGCCACCGTGGAGAAGGAAAAATAGATGCCACGCGTTCCCGTAGAAATTAGAGTAGGTGGCAAGGAACCGAAGTGCCGCGTGTGCCACAAGCCACTGATTCGCAACTCTTTCACAATTTCTATTTTTATGGATAACGGCCAGATGGAAATGCAACACGACAAATGCAAACCACCTGTCGAGAGGAGTTTGAATGCCCAATAGCATGCCGAAGACGGCTGCCGATGCTTTGAAACTGTGGCTGGCCGGCGAACCTGTTCCCGCGTTTCAGGTGGAAGCGGAGACCGCGTCGCAGGAAGAGGTTTACGCCGCAGCGTTCGAACTGATCGCGCTCGATCGCGAATTCAAGATCGAAGATGCCAGCGCCGCGCTCACCGACCGAGAACGCGAAGTGGCCTACTCGATCGCCGCGGTGGCCATCAACAAAGGATGGGGAGCGATGGTCCGCCAGCACGTCGGCCAGCACATCGCCGCCATCGAAATGAGGAAGCCGTGATCATCCAAGAACTCAAACGGATCGGGCCTATTTATGCTGGCACTCCGTTTGCGTTCGCCACTTTTGTAAGACGCGGCTATCGTCATCACAACTTGCGCTTTCCAGTATGGCTTGGAATCGAAATCGAGGTTCACTGGTCGAAGATATCCTAAAAAAATGCCGCAGCCAAAACTCACTCGCGCGCAGCAGATCAAGGGCTTGGAAAAAGCCCTGACCAATCGCAAGACGCCCAAACAATTTCTTCCCAGCATGCGCAAGCGTCTGGCCGAACTGAAAGGAAAGTGAACATGGAAATGTATTGCAGCAAGATCCAGAATCGCCGGGTACTCGGGGCTTCGCTCTTCTTTTTTCTTTTGTGCGGTCTAGGTACCGCGCAGATAGCCGTCAGTCTCTCGGGATGCGCTGCGCTCAAGTCCGCGCAGTCCGCTCCGGTGAATCAGACCATCACCACCGTCATCGCCGATGCCGGCACCGCCGCCATCACCGCGGAAGCCATGTACAACGCCGGCACCATTCCGCAAAACTCCACCACGCGCTCGGCCATCAACGACCTGGGCGCCGCCTACAACGATGCCCGGCTGGCGTACCAAACGGTGCTGCAGGCGGAAGCGGTCTATAAAGCTGCGGTCGTCACCCAGCTCGCCGCGTGTTCGCCTCCACCTAGCGCCGCTGTGATTCCCGCCTCTCTGTCCGGCAATTGCACCGCGGCTACCACGCAGGCCAACGCCGCGAAAGTCGCGTCCGATACCAGTAGCGCCAATCTATCCAGCAAGATTTCCGTGATGGTCTCGAAGACCAGCGCCGTCAAGGCGCTCACCGCCGGCAAATGAAAGAACAGCAATCCAATCTAGCGCTATTGCCTGAGCGCGAATCGCAGAGCGATGCTCAGCCTGAATTGAAGGCATGGGCATTGGTGGAACTCTTTGGCCACCAGCGCATCGTCGGTAAAGTAACAGTGGATCCCGTTGATTTTCCCGGCATGGTTCGTGTGGACGTTCCCGACCTGCTGAAAAACGGTGAAGTGGAACGGGCCGGATTTACGCGCTTTTTGGCCGTAGCGCACTGTATTCCGTGACGCCGATTAGCGAGCAAAGCGTTCGCGAACTACTGCCGCATGTGAATGGGCATCCGTCGCGGCCTCTTTCGATTGGCCGATCCGAATACGATTGATTTTCTAAGGCGATAGCGACTGCGAAAGGGAGAGAAGAGAATTCCGGCGATCGACGGGCTTCTCTCCTGAGTAGCGCGAAAGGAAAAAGAAAATGGCGACAGACATTCCGAATGGGGGAACGATGGTCACCGAACTTTTGATTGGCCTGGCGACGCAAGGCATCTCCGCGATTCTCGCGGCGTTCCACAAAAACGGCGCGGCGGCCGCCGTACAGTCCGCGGACACGCTGGCGATGGCGCTTCTGCAGAAAACCGCCGAGATCAAGGGCTTGACGATCGACTGGACCGATCCCACCGCCGTCCTGGCCTACGTGCAGACGCTGCCGGCGTTCGTGCCGATCGCCGATCCCGCTGCCACACCGTCTTCCACGCCGCCCGCCGCGAAGTAATTTTCTGTGCGGGGCGCGTCGAGCCTAATGGCGAGAACACGATAAATCGCCGGGAAGCATCTTCCGGTTGAATAGCCGCCCTAAAGGCGGCTCCCCGCTCATCCCTTTGAGAGGAGTACATCATGGCGACCGTCCTGGAAACGCATCTCACCGTTTTGAACCTGATCAAGTTGACGGTGGAGTGTCCCGAGTGCCATCACTTCACCGCTCTGCAAGACGCGCCAAATCGAATGGGCGAGAAAAACCATCTCGGCAACGAATGGGACTTTCCCTTCCGCTGCGAGCAGTGCCGCAAAGAGCTTTTCGTCCGCATAGAATCCCGCGTCCTGGAAACCTGAGCGGCATGATCCTCTGGAGAAAAGAACGACCAACAACAGACGGCCAAATCCCTGTGCGTCCGTACCACGTTAAAACCCCTGGCATCTGGAAAGAGCTTTGGTACATTTTCCGTGGCCGTTATTTGCCGCCCACCATCGAATGCAAAGTCGAAGTCGCCGCAGCGATGCAACTTGGCGAGTTTTCTTTTTGCGGATACCCTGTTCTCCAGGCTGGATTTTACGTGCCGTGCGGTCGTCTCGCCACGCAGGGCTGCGCCTACTGCGATCTCCACGGAGAAAACCATGACGCACCACAAGGGACGTAACGATCACGAACATCGCCGTAGACATCGGCGCGAACTTCTCGTATTCTTCCTGCGAGGGGGAACCAACCACATGCCGCCGCAGATCGTCAATCAGCTCGTTGCCAACGATACCAACGGGATCTATCTTCTGGTCGCGGAAACGCTCAAGGGCGCCGCGATTCCGCTTTCGAAAGGGCCGTTCACCGTCGCCGTCGACGACTCCGCAAATACCGGCGTTGTCGTTGTGCCGGGCAGCCCGGACCTGACCACGCCGCCGATCTTCAAAGCGCCGGCCACCGGATCGCTAGCCAGCGGCCAGGTGAACGTCACCGTGACGGATACCAGCGTCACGCCGCCGATCTCGACCACGGTCAGCTTTCAAGTGGTGCAGCCGGCTCCGCCGCCTCCACCGCCGCCCACTGGGCCGGACGCCATCAGCGCGCAGTTCGCGACGGTCGGCACGTAGATAACTTCTGCGGGGTAGAGTATCGGTAGCTCGCCTGGCTCATAATCAGGAGGCAGAGGGTTCAATTCCCTCCCCCGCTACCATATCCTGCGCGCTCGCCCCGCGCAGGCCATCCGGCCAGTAACGAGCTGGCTGATTCCCTCAGTGCGGTTGCCTCGAGCGCGGCGTTCTCACCCCGGACGCCGCGCTTCTCTTTTGCATCGAGTTGTGTTAGTTTTGCGGCGTTAGCCACGCAACGCGGGGCGTGTGAGGTTCCTTGCGGCGTTCATGGTCCGCCGTAGTGGAATGAGGGCTGGGCCACACGCCTCGTCTTTTTTCGTGCTAGACTTTTCTCCGCCAAGTGCGTTGGTCATCGAACCTGGCAGTTCTGGACCAACAAAAAACGTCAATCACCGAGCGCTGCCCATCGCAGCCTAAAGACTGATGGAAACGGCTCCGATCCTCTGAATCGGAGCCGTTTTATTTGTAAGGGAGTTTGGCTGGAACTTACTTCTTTGCGGGAGCTGGCGGGGGCGGCGGTTCGCTGAAGAGCAGAGAATCGGAATTGAAGAGCAATGTCCGCGGCCAGCCGTTTTCGGTTTTCACGCGGTCTGCTTCGGCGTTCAGTTCGTTGACGGCGCCTTGGAAGCGCTGCTGCGCGGCTACGTAGTCTCGCTGGGCGATCATGGCGTCTTTCTGCTTCACCTGCAGCCGCAACGTCTGGATCTCGCTGGGGGTGTACTTCGCCGGCGGGGACTGCGCGCCGCGGTGCATCTCCCTGGAGTAGCGCACCGCCATGGTAGCTTCAGTGGCCAGCAGGAACACCAGAACGAAAATCAGCGCAAAGAGCCACTGTGCCGCCAGATCGCGGAAGTTGATGCGAACTTTCATGGACGATTCTCCTTTTTGTTTTCCTGTGGAACGTAGACGACGCCGCAGACGGAACAGACGTGAACGAATAGATGAGGTGTTACGCAACGCTCACCTATTTTCATATTCTCCCAACATTGATATGAGACAGCGACTAACAGTTCACGTCTAAGTGCCTTCTGCGCATGTCCAACCGGGCAGTATTCCTCTCCTGGTTGGAGGAGGAGCTTATTCAAGGGAATCGCGTGCCCGTCACTACTCCCACCTACGCATGCAGACAGATTGACCAAACTGCACCGTGGCTCCTGCCCTCTCGCCACTTCCGCGAGCCCTAGCATCCCCGCCAGGCGAACGAAGAACGATTTGCGCGTCATACGGTTCCTTTCAAGGCGGAGAGGTCGCGGATCGCGATGTCGCGGGCCTCGGTGATGGCCCGGAAAGACTCGGCCGATCCGCCAGCATCGGGATGATACACCGTGCTGAGTTTTTTGTACCGGGATTGAATCTCTTCCACGGTGACGGGTTTGTTCTGCGGAAAGCCGAGAATCACCCGCCAGGGAATTTCGCGCTGGGCGACGGCCGTCGACGGCGGCGTATAGGGATTGCCAGGATAGGGATTGTACGGATTGTATCCTGGACCGGACGGCTGACGTTGGAAGTACATGCGAACCACTTCCGCGATCAAGCGTTCCATCTCGGGAGTCAACTGCGGTTTCGGCCGAGGCGGATCGGACGGCGGCGGTACGCCCGCAGCCGTTCCAGGAATCGTGCCAGGCGGGGTGTGTTTGTTGCGGACGTAGGTGACGGCTTGCTCGTCGGTGACGCGCAGTCCAAGTTTACGCGCGAACTTGGCGATCCCCACCGCCAGCAACTCTTCCCGCGTCTCCGCTTTGATTTTCTTAGGACTCATCGTATTGAACTATTGAAAATCTAACTCTGTAAAATCATCTTGCATGAGTTGGGCAAGGTAGTCACGTTCCTCTGATTCGATGTATTCCAGTTCTTGCTCTTGGTCTTGGAATATTTCGTCGAAATCTTCAAACGTGGCATCTAACCTAGCGTAGCCTTTTTCTTCTGGTGCCCACATCGGAATATCGTCTAATGTTTCGCGCTCGACTTTTAGCGGCTTCTGTGAAGGGCGAGATCCATGATAACCAGCAGGACGCATACGCTGCGCTTTGCGAATCTTCTTTTTCCCCCATCCCTTGTGGCCTTGTGGCCCGCTCCAGTGGCCTCCACCAATCGCTATCTGAACGTTTGTAGTCCACCATTTATCACTAAGCAAAACCCCTCGGTCTATTGAGCCACGATGAAAAAACTTTGTTCTCTCGAAAGAATGACTAATCTCCCATCCCTGCATTGTCGAGAAAACAGGAAATCGTCCATCATCGCCTTTGAACAAATCCCATTTGTCTACCTGTCCGCGCATGGAACGAACGTAGTCGAAGAAATGCTCATGACGATGGCATAGGGGTCCTCCGTTTCTGGGAAACGGACAGCCTTTTACTTCGCAGGGTCGTATGAGGGACTGCGCCTCTTGGCGATGCATTGTTGAACCTGTGCTTCCGCCAAGCATCCCAAACCAGAAAATGACTGGATGTTTGAATGCGCGATCGGAGATGGCCCCCCAACTACTGAACAATACAGGTAAGGACTTACGAAAATTTTCTGCTGCCTCGTGATTTTCCCACGAACCTACTTTGTATATTTTTATTTTCTTTCCATCGGCGGAAGTCCTAAGAGAAAAACAAGCCAAACCGCCCACACTCATCGACACAGCCATGTGCAATTTATTGCGCACCTTGGGAATATCAACTTCAACGAACTGTCCTAGAGAGATGTCCCTCAATTGCTTTGTCAGCCAAGTCCAGCTTTCGCGTTTGGAATTTTTATTTTCGACCAAACAGAAGTGCTCAGGATTTCCGCAATAGGGTAGGTCGCATGTCGAGCCAAGACGCATGCCATTAGGAACAGTTTTGCCCCAAATCTTCAATCTGAGCGGCTGAAGTAGGGAATTACAAGGTTGTAGTCTTACACCCAAAATCTGTGTCCTTTTTGCCACACTTGGCAAATATCGCAATTAGAGGCGATTTGCCGAAACCCAAGCCTAGTCAGTCGCTGATTTTGGCGATGTCTTCTCCTGCCGCGCCGCCTGCGCAGGGCTGGCTACAGAGGCACGATTCCTTCTAGAAGTTTCTCGACTTCGGCCAACTGTGTCGCGTCATATCGGACGCCAGCACCCTCAGCCAACATGCGGAGCACTCGTACTTTCGCCAGACACACTCTTAGCGTAGTAAGTTCGATTTCGTTCATCATCGAAAGAGTTCCTGTTGCTTCTGCGCCTGGGCGCAGGCTTTGTTCATCCAAACGACTTCGGTGCGCTTCTTGTCGCCGGAATTCTGCGAACAGAACTGGCCGCCGGTCCACTGGATCTTGCGCCAACCGCAGTACAGCTTTTCGTACAGCGGACTCGGATAGCTGGAGATGATCACCATGCCTTTGAGAGAACGCAGCAGCGCGGCTAGTTTTTTGTGGTCGGCATCGGTCATTTCGTGGCGGTAACGATGCTCCGGAGTGGTGCCGTTGCCGATTTTGCGGACGCTCATAGGATACGGCGGATCGACGTAGTGCAACGTGTCGCGGCGGTCCATCTTGGCGAGAATATGCAGCGCGTCGCGCTGCTCGATCGTGACGCCTTGCAGGCGTTCCGTGAACGCCGCGAGATTGTTGGGATACTCTTTCCAGTCGGATGCCCCGGTGGTTCCCGAGCGGTTAGCGTTCCAGCGGAAGCCCGTTGCCATCGTGCTTGAGATGCGCGTGTTGAACCCGGCGCGCGAGGCTTTCATCCGCGAGATGGAATCCGATCCCCATCCCATAAAACTGCGGATGATGGTGCGGCGCGCGCGTTCCACTTCTGACCTGGTGGGCTTGTAGCTGAGCAGGAACTCGCCGCGGGCAAACGGCGTGACGCGCAGCAAATACTCGAGGCGCGCGGCGCGTTTGCGGTCCTGCAGCACGCGGAAGACGTTGACGACTTCACCATCGAGGTCGTTATAGATTTCGGAGTAGCATCGCGGCTTTTGCATCAAGACGCTGGCTCCGCCGCCATAGGCTTCGGTGTAGACGCGATGCTCGGGGAAAAGAGCGATCAGATTCTTGGCAAGGCGAAACTTTCCGCCATGGTAGCGCAGCGGCGGACGGCGAATCGGCGCGGGATCGATCCAAGGTTGAATGATAGGAGTCACGGTTGGAGTCCTAGCTCGACGGAGAGATTTGCTGGCGGCGTCCAGTTCCACAGGCGCTGCCAGCCGTGCGCGGGGATTGGCGGATCGATCGGCACGACGTCGCGCAGTATCCATGCCCAACGGCCCGGAGCGTAGTTGCCAAAGAGTTTTTCCACTTCCCATCCGCGTTTCGGTTCAAACCATTTCGGAAGTTTTTTGGCTTCGTATTCCACCAGGGCGGTGGGCAGGCAGGCGACCAGGTTGCACGTGGCGACCACCGCGCCGAAGACGAGATCGTTCCACTCAGGAGCGATGTGGCCGACGCCGCGCACGCTATTCAGTTTCAGGTGGAGCATGCGGCCATCGACATCCTGCTTCATGCCGGCGTGAATCGCCAGCGGTCCGCGATAGGATGTCAGCCAGCTTCGCGTCTCGACTTCTTTCCAGCCGGCTGCCACGGCCCACGCCCACGGATTATGCAATGTGACGGCTTTCATAGCCAGGCGGCTCCGGTTTTGCGGGCATATTTGGCCAGAGGCGGAACGCGTTCCGTGCTTTGGCGAAGTTTGCGGGCGTCGAGGCATTCATCGCAGCAGACACGTTTCTGTTCTTCGCCGCGGATGATGCGTCCTGGACGCTTCGATGCGGGACGCACGCCGCAGTCCACGCAGATTCCTTCGGCGAGCAGCCGGGCGCGGCGGTTGCGGTTGTATTTCTGCATGTACTTCGACCAGTCGCTCCTCGCCGGCGCCGTTTTCATTGCGTTCCTCTCCAGAACGAGAAAACCATTGGCTTACGCCGAGAACGGAAGATGGCCACAACGGTGCGCATCAAACGCTGGCTCAGAGTGCTATCTAGTTTCCGTTTTCTTGTGGCGACTGCCAGCGCCAGGCCGAAGCAATAGCAGCACAACAGCGTTTTACGGTCTGCGTGGACGCCGCGGGACCCGCAGCCAGTACAGTCCTGATTGGGAATCAGCCGCAGGACGATGGTCATTTGGGGAACTCCGACCATTCACGGCCGTCGAGGAGACGGCCGGCTTTTTTCTTGCCGATTTTCGCCATGCACTGAGCTTTCACTCCGTGGACATTTCCAGCGTTGGACCCGTCCGCAGCCACCCATCGATACTTTTCAGTTTTGAATGGCTCGTTTGGAATTGGTGCCCATTCTCCCCATTGTTTGAAAAAGAACGGGACGCTGGCAGCCTGGCATTGGTCGCGCAACGAACGCGCCCAATCGGGATGCATCGGCCGCGCGTTGGGACCGCTCTCGCCGCCGCAGATCACCAAATCCAATCCCCGGCACATCTGCAAACTTTTGTGGCTCACATCACCGCAACCCAGCGCGTGAAGTCCGTCTTTTCGTTCGCTATCTAGGTCCACCGGGCCAAGCAATGGCTCGGCGGAAATGAAGTGCACGACCGCTGGAGTATCGAGCAGCAGCGGAATGCGTTCATCGGCGAAGTGCTGATTCTCCACGCTCACGCCTAGCCACACATTTGGCATTGGACGGTTTTTCCACCATCCCCATCCAGAAAAGTACTTCTGCATCCGCGCAACTCTTTTGGTGAGAATTTGATAGGTGTGTTCTACGCGTTTTTCGGCTTCGGGGTGCCGTTTCATGATCGTGGCGAATACATCGTCAATCCATTTATCTGGCACGCTTTCGTGGAACAGATCGCCCATGTCGCAGACGAAGATGCGCCGCGGCTGCCGCCAGTGTAGCGGCTCTTCGAGGCGTTCGGATAGGAAACGCACGGGCCGCTCAGTCAGGAAGTGCTCTTGAGTACTGAATGGTTTGTGTTCATCGGCGGCCCAATGAGAAACATTCTCGTGGATAACTGCCAAGCCCTTGTAATCGGGATGGTTTGTCAGGCGCGTGGCGGCGAGGCGCGCGGCGTAGCAGTTTGCGCAGCCAGGGGAAACCTCCGTGCAGCCCACGATGGGATTCCAGCTTGCATCCGTCCATTCGATGCTAGTTTTACCCATGCGGTTCCTCTACCTCTAGATCGCCGTACATTTCCTTGACGATCTCGCCGACGTGGTCGCTGTAGGGCTTCATCGCTAGGATCATCATGCTGCCGAACAGCCAGAAGTACTCTTCCTTCGACAGGCCGACAACGGCGGTGTCGATTGACAGCGAAGCTGATTCAAGTAACCACTTACGGCGAGACTCGGGGATGTTCCGCGAGGCCACGGCCATCAACAGTTCGTATCTGCGTCCGATGGTCATCGTTCACACTCCCAACGACAGTAGGCGAATCTGTTCGAGGCGTTTCACGTCGGCGACGGTCCAGCAGCCCACTCCGCGAACCTGTTCGAAGAACGCCAGCAAATCTTGCAACGCGGCGAGATGCACTTTTCGATCGATCTTCAACTGGTCAACTTCCGCCGCCGCCGCCGCCGCCGCCGCCGCCGCCGCCTGCATTTTTACTACCGCTCGGCGGGGAATCTTGATGGACTTCTCCGCCTTGAAGCCGATGAAGTTCTTTGGCGTGCGCTTCACGGTTGAAACCACGCCAGCCGCGACGCTGCTAGTCCAAAACAGAATCCTGCCGCTACACCAACGGCGAAGACGATTGCCAGTCCCCACCAGTTGATCCGTTGCCAGGGCTGTGGATTCAATTGCTGCCTCCTGGGAAGTGGATGAGCGGCGGCTTGGGCGGAGTCGTGGCGTCGCCAGCGGCCGGCACGCGCAGATCCTCGACTTCCATGGGGATAAACTGGATCGAGATCACGCTTTTGCAGGCTTCGCAGGCGATGATGGACTGCACCGCGGCCAGAGTGACGACCTGTCCTTTGAGCATGAACTGCAGTGCGCTCGCGGCGCTTAGCACCTGTAGCTTGAATTTCTCCGTGCCGCAGTGCGGGCACTTGTACTGATACTGCTGCGCTGCGGTTAGCGGTCCGGCCGGCGTGCTCATTGTGGAACCTCCTGACGGTCGACGAACGGCTGCGGCGTGATGACGGCGAAGGCTTTGCCGTCTTCGGCCAGCAGGATGATATCCTCCTCGGAGCCGACGATGCGGTCCGCGACGACCGTCACGCTGCCCACGTCTTTATTGTCGCGCACGAAGTGAAACGTTTTCGTCTGCATGGCTTACGCCTCCACGATGTTGATCTTCATGCCTGGGACGGCTTGGTAGCCACCGTTTTCCTTGGTCAGGAAACCGAGATTGGCCAGGTTGTCGCATTCGTTGTACACCCCAGGCTTGGCCACTTTACGGCCGCGGCGCACAAGTTCGGTGTAGGCGCGGCTGGCGGAAACGACTTCCTTGAAAAAGTCTTCGGAGATGAGCAGAGCCAGTGAACCGCGCAGGGATTGGCCGTCCGCCTCGATCGTGGGCCGAGAGACGGTGACGCGGATCGCCGGCTTGGCCAGGAGTACCGCCAGCAGCTCGGGATCTTCCATGGCACGGCGTTTCACGTAAGCATAGATTTCTTCCATGCTGGCGTCTCGCGCCATGGATTGCGGCAGTTGCCGGGCTGCCGTTTTGCTTTCCTGCTGCGTCATGTGCGGAATTGGTTTCCCCATCGGTTCCTCGTCTTTCCGGTCGTACAGTTTAGATAGCTGCCTCGCTAATTCTTGAATGTCTTCGTGGAGCGTTTGGATCTCGGCGCGGATTTGTGCGGTTTCCGATTGGCTGTTGGAGTCACCTGCTGCGTCTGTTCGACGCCCAGTGCCAGGGGCGGTAATCCCAATCGGTTTGACTGAATCACCACTGACGCTTCGTATCCCAGCAGCTTGAGATGCGCGTTTACCTTCGCCAGTTCTTTCATCAGAGCTGTCGTTTTCACGTTCATGATCGATATGCGAGTCTGCGGCATCGGCTTTCTCCTCGAACTCTTCATGTGAAACGTGAATAGCTGGCGCTGGCTGCGGCGGCGCTGCGGGACGCTTGGGAGCTGGCGGCATGGACGGGATCGCGCGGCGAGGCTTCCCGTCGGCGGTACGGTCCTTGGCGTAGAACATGCACTGATTGGCGTCCGCCCACACCGGCTGAACGTAAATCTTGCGGCTTTCCGTGCCGTAGAGCATGAAAAACTCGCCTTTGCCTAGCGTCATAATCTCCGTGGCGCTGGGCGGAGCCGGCAAGCTGACAAAACTCTTGATGGTGCGAGCCACTTCGTTCATTTCGCGCTGATTTCCGACCATCCAGCAACCCATCTGCCCGAGAATCACTTTGTCGATGCCGCGGATGTCCTGGCAATCCGCCCACAGAAAATTGTGCAGCGCGGCGGCGCGGCGGATGAACTCGCGCCCGGCAGTGCGAGTGATCGATCCGTGATCCTCGCCGATAAAGTTCCACGCCTCCGGAACCACGAAGATGGTGTTTTGCTCCTCTTCGTAGACCCATTCGAAGGCGTTGGCCATCAGCATCTCTTGCACGTTGTGGTGATACGCGCGCATGTCGATGATGTTGACGCCTTTTTTCAGCTCGAGGCGGTTGCTGCGGGGAATCTCCGCCAGCTCGGGAATGATGCTGGCGAAGTAGAAGTGCATGCGTTTCAGGATGCTGAGCTCGCGCTTGCCGACTTTGCCTTTGGGGTCGAACGTCCATTCGTCTTTTTTGTCGTTGAACTCGGCGTTCAGCCGGCGTTTGATGCGCTCCCACACGCCGCCGAGCGAGCGGACGCCGTTGCAGAGCTCCATGATCTCGACTTCTTTGTCGTTCTGGGAATAGCCGGTGGTCTGCTCGAACAGCGCTTTGACGTAGCGCCAGTCGTAGCGTTCCTTGAAGTACGGATCGATCTGCCGGCCGAACTGGAACGCGGACTCGCCGCGCTTGGTGAGGAAAACGACGGCGCGCATTCCGGAACGCTCGACGAGGGCTTCCTGGGCAGTGGTTTTTCCGAACTGCGTCTGCCCGGTGCTCGCCATGTGCGTCACGGGGATGTGCACCGCGCGCCCTGTCCCGATTTCGTAGCCGGCTAGGATTTGCATTGGTTGTCGGATTATTTCAGTTGATCAGTGGTGATGCCCACTACGTTGGGATTGCGAATAGGGAAATGAGTAACCGCTACGGAGACGCCCAACCCTTGCCCTATACCGACTGGCTCGACATTCATGGGAATGTACCAGCGAGGAACAAATCTAGAGTTTGGTGCCTGCACGGCCATTCCGTTAATGTGAATCGTTGCCAAGCCGTTCAGAACCGGGATGCCGGCTCCATCTTCGTGGCAACTTACAACGTCTTCGTAGAGGATCGTGCCGCTGGAGTAGAGTTTCAGTTTTTCGTCGGCTAGGTCGCTGGCGATCTTTTGTGCATCGCGCAGAACGGTGGTAGCCAACGCCATCACGATACCGGCGCCGATGGCGAAGCCGATGATCCCCGACCACAAATATTTCAGCCACTGCGGGACGGGTTGCTTCCCTTGCGCGGCGATGGCCGCTTCTCTCCCTTGCTTCGATGCTAACTCAGTATCGAATTCGTTGTATTCCATGGTTTGCCGTCTCCTTTGTTTTAGACTTCTACGAATCTCTCACGTACCGATAACGTGGTGCTTTTCCCGTTCCTCCACACGTTTCGCAGGTAATTTCCTCTTGAACGGAATGGAAACTCATGATCACCTTGCCGGCGTAAAACACGCGCATAATCGTTCCAGGGCCGATGCACGGTCCATCGTTTCGCCACGTTTTTCCGCCATCGGCGGAGTACTCCAGTTCGGGTTCGCCAAACCAGCTCATCGGGCGTACCTCATGTCGAACGCGGAAGCGCTGGGACGTTGCCGGCGGGCGCGCGCGGCGCGTTTCGATATCGGAGCGATCCCGGACCGGCGCGCTTCCCATTCTTCGAAGCTGGAGCGGGATGCAGGAGTTGAACCTGCTCTTTGAGGAGTGGAATCCACAACGCTCACCCGATCTATCCCGCAGATTTCGCTCTCTGGCCATTCGTCCGTCGCCTGGTGAAGCATGTCCTCGGTGCGTGGGACTGCGCGGGGAGGATGCTGCCTGTCCCGCAGGTCAGAGAGATCGTTTCGCAGGCGGACTTCCGCTGTATGGAGCCATTCATCGGTGGCGTCGACGAGTTTGCGGAGTTGCCGCAGCGTCCAGCGATGCAACGCGATCTTTGTTTCGCGCGAAATCGCCGGCCGCGCCCACCAGGATTGAATTGAGGTTTTCATTTCAGTGTCTATTGACTCAATGTATCTATTGGACGTCTGGAGCCATCTGGACGTGCGGGAAGCGGCATCCAGTGAGTAATATAAACATCGTCCAGTTGTTTCTCTCCTCCACGGTCACGATGAAACCACTTACCAGAAATCCTGTAAGCATTCGTAACGCGGAATGCATCGCCCCAACCGAAGGATCTCGGCGATGGAAGAATACACATCCACACATCCACTTCACGACGGTCAGCCATTCTAAAGGTTTTGATTGGTCTCCAGGGATTTAGTCGCATGCGCGCCTCTGATCGAGCTCGCCGAGATCCACGCGGACGGGCGCGTACGCCAGCCCTGCGATGTAGCAGGGAATCCCTTTGAGCGGGCCGGAGATCAGTTCGGTGGCGAAACGGATGATGTTGCCCTGCGACGGCAACGGGCGAACCACTTGCACCAGGTCGCCGGTCCACCACACGCGGTCGCCCACGACCAGTTCGCTGTACAGCTTTTCGGTTACTTGCCGGCTGGAGAGTTCGCTTTGGCGATCGCATGGAGCTGCCGGATGGTGGCCAGCGTCATGGGTAGTTTCGAACCGTCCAGCAGCGTGATCTCGAATCGTCTTGTCCACAGCGGCTCCCTCCACCCCAGCAAACTCAATGCATGCACATCCACTTCGCCCGAGCTAACGTGACCCGCGAACAGTT